GCACGGCGTGGATCTGGGCAGAACTGGAGGCGGTTCCGGATGACGTGGACTGAAGTAAAGAAACGGGACGCTGGCGGCTGGAAGCACGTGTACGTTATGTACAGGTGTTCAGCCTGCGGGGAGCTGAGCGAGCGTCCCTTCTGGAAGTGCTTCAAATGCGGAGCACGGGAGGAGAAAAGGCATGGACAGGCAGGGCATACGGCTGAGCTCAATTGACGCGCCGTGCAAGGGTTGTGCGGATCGGTTTGTCGGGTGTCACTCGGTATGCGAGAAGTTTTTAAAATACGGCGAGCTGAAGAAGGCGGAATACGCACAGAGGTATCTGAGGAATTTTGAAACGGCAGACCGCGAGGACGTGACACGCGGAGAAAGGATAAAGAAATGGCAGAGGCGAAACAAGGCGAAAAGATGACGCAGGGGCGACCGGAGGGGTTGCTCAGCAACTTAAGACCGAACTACAAGAGCAAGTCGGCTGTGTGTCCGTTCTTCTCGTTTACTGTGCGGGATTCGGTCGGCTGTGAGGGAGTGCTCGATGACGTGCACAAGACTATTATCATGTTCACGTCGGTCGACAAGCGGGACATGTTCATGGGGTGCTTCTGCACAAACATGGACGGCTACGAGGGCTGTCCCGTGTATGAAGCTATTTACAAGAAGTACAAGGAGGAGTGACAGGCTATGGATATAACGATTATACTTATAATATTGGCTATTATGGTAGGAGCTATAGGTATAAGACAGGAGCTCATATACAGAGAAGCGCACGATTTCCGGGCGTGGTTCTTCAAGAACATAGGCTTTATGGAGGAAGGGGGTGACGACGATGGCGAGGTTAAGAAGTGATTCCAAGTACCACAACATCATAGCGTACGTTGACGGGCAGAAGTTCGACTCACACAAGGAAGCGCGGCGTTTTATGGAGCTGAAGCTCATGGAGAAGGCGGGAGAGATAACAAACCTGCAGAGGCAGGTTAAGTACGAACTGATCCCCAAGCAGACGAGCGACAAGGCAAAGCGGGTTATAATGCCGGTGAACTATTACGCGGATTTCGTGTACGAGGAGAACGGCGAGACTGTGGTCGAGGATGTGAAGGGCGTGAAGACTCCCGAGTTTATAATTAAAGCTAAGTTAATGTTATGGCGTTATGGTATATGGATTAAGTGCGTTTAGGTATATTAAAGATTAGGGGTGGGGTGCCCCTTTTCTTGTGCGAAAAAATATTTTTTTATTTTTCGTATTTTGTTGTGGTTTGGGTTTGCGTGTGGCGTATGATATAATTATGCGCACACAAAAACCGAGGGGTGTTTAAACAATGGCTGACTGGAAAAAGATGAAAGCCGAGTATGCCCGCGGTGGCACGAGCTACAAAAAGCTCGCGCAGAAATACGGTGTTTCGTTCAGCACTCTCCGGCACGTCGCGGTGCGGGAAAAATGGACAGACCTCAAACACAAAACAAGTGAAAAAATGGACATGAAATTGGCGGAGTCCATTGCAAAGCGTGAGTCTGAACGAAGCAACATGTTTCAGGACATTGCGGACAAGCTCCTGCGCATGATTTCGCAGGGGATCGACGACGGCACGATACAGGTCACGGGCAGGGGCTACAGGGACATAACCGGAGCCCTGAAAGACCTGAAAGAAATAAAGGGCGTAAAGACGGATCTCGAATTACGCGAGACTATAGCCCGGATCGAAAATCTTGAAAGAACCGCGAAAGCGGACGAAAACAACGCGTCAGTGACCGTCACGATCGAGGGCGGGGACGCAGAATGGAGCAAATAACATGAGTCAAACAATCACAATACCGAGCGACCGCAACCCGTACGTGGTGGAGATTAACGGAGTAAAATACGAGTATAAAGCAGGCTCGACAGCAACTGTGCCCGACGAGGTTGCGGCTCTTATAGCCAACAACGCGGTAAACGCGCCAAAGCAGGACGATCCGACAGTAAACCTTGTCACGTCCGTTTCGTCGTCCTCGACTGACAAGGAAGTCCCAACGGCGAAGGCTGTATACGATGCCATCCCGGTCGTTCCGGTGGCAGACAACATAGCGGACAGCACTGCAACCACAGTCGCGGGGCTCGTGACGGATTTTAACGCCCTGCTGGACGCTCTGAAGGACGCGGGAATCATGGAGGCAGATGCTGAGGAATAATGCCCGAGCTTAAGCTGGACTTTTCCAAGCTGTCGCCCAAGCAGGACGCGTTTTTCAAGGCACGGACAAAGCATGTCGGATTCGGCGGGGCTCGAGGCGGCGGCAAGTCGTGGGCTGTGCGGGCGAAGGCAAAACTGCTCTGCCTGCATTATCCCGGCATCCGGGTGCTTATAGTGCGTCAGACGTACCCTGAGCTCATCAACAACCACATCAACATATTGCGATCCGAACTGTACGGCATAGCCAAGTACAACGACAAGGACAAGGTTTTGAAGTTCCCGAACGGGAGCACGATTAACTTTCAATACTGCGACTGCGACAAAGACCTCGACAGAATGCAGGGTGTGGAGTACGACGTCATTTTCCTTGACGAGGCGGGCAACCTGTCGGAGCACCAGATGAAGGTCATAAGCGCGTGTTTGCGTGGTGTAAACAACTTTCCAAAACGCATATACTACACCTGCAACCCGTCGGGACAGGGCATGCAGTATATCAAGCGCATATTCATTGACAGGCGTTACGAAGACGGGGAGAACCCCGACGACTACACGTTCATACAGTCGCTGGTCACCGACAACAAGGCACTCATGGAGGAACAGCCGGACTATATCCGACAGCTTGAGGCACTGCCTCCGAAGCTCAAAGCCGCATGGCTCGAGGGACGCTGGGACGTCTACGAAGGGCAGTTCTTCGAGGAGTTCGCGGACAGACCGGAGCACTACGTCGACAGACGCTTCACGCACGTTATAGAGCCCTTCGAGATCCCCGACGCGTGGAAGATATACCGGTCGTTCGACTGGGGCTACAGCAAGCCGTTTTCGTGCGCGTGGTGGGCTGTGGACTTTGAGGGAGTCATATATCGCATTCTCGAGTTATACGGCTGTACGCGTACGCCTAACGAGGGCGTGAAGTGGACGCCCGACAGGGTGTTCTCAGAGATACACCGCATAGAGTGCGAGCACCGCTGGCTGAAGGGCAAGAAGATAATAGGCGTGGCAGACCCCGCTATATGGGACGCAGAGACGGGCGAGAGCATAGCGGACGTCGCCGCCAAGTATCAGGTGTTCTTCTCGAAGGGCGACCATAAGAGGCTCGCAGGCTGGATGCAGGTACATTACAGGCTGGCGTTCGACGAGAACGGCTACCCCATGATGTACGTCTTTAAGAACTGCAAGGGGTTTATTCGGACAATGCCCCTGCTCGTATACGACGAGCACAAGCCGGAGGATCTCGACACGGACGGCGAAGACCATGTAGCCGACGAGGTGCGGTATATGTGCATGGCGCGTCCGATAAGTCCGAGAATGGCACCCGTGCCCGACGAGTACACCGAAAAGAACCCCATGTCCGTATATCTGGACATACCGAAAGAACAACTGATGCCCGCGAAACACTACGGGCGAATCGAAATTATACAAGACGAGGAATAACACATGCCGCTTTTCAACTTTGGGCGAAGACGGGAGGAGGAACAGCTCCCGCCGGACAACGTAAGCCTCCAGTCTCCCGAGCAGAGCAACCCGCTCGAAGGAATGGACGGCGTAAATATAGTTCCGTCGCAGAGCCCGTCTGCCGATCCCGTGAGATTCGGAGACGGCGTGCTGAACGGATTCATGGCAATTAACCAGCCGATCGGAAAGAAGCAGGTCAACGAGGCTACGCAGATACTGCAGAAATACCGCGAGGGCAAGGCGAACCTGCAACAGCGCATAGTCGACAACGAGCGGTGGTACAAGCTCCGTCACTGGGAGTGCATGCGCGACAAGAAGCAGGAGGTACAGCCCGTCAGCGGGTGGCTGTTCAACTGCATTGCGAACAAGCACGCGGACTCAATGGACAATTTCCCCGCGCCGAACGTCCTGCCGAGAGAGGCGGGCGACCAGCCGGAGGCGGAAATGCTGTCGAGCATTATCCCCGTAATACTTGAGCAGGGCGACTTTGAGCAGACGTACAGCGACGAACAGTATTACAAACTCAAGAACGGCACCGGCGTTTACGGCGTGTTTTGGGACAGCTCAAAGCTCAACGGGGTCGGGGATATATCCGTCAGCAAGGTTGACCTTCTGAACCTGTTTTGGGAGCCGGGCATAACCGACATACAGCAGTCGCGGAATTTCTTCCACGCGGAGCTTCAGGACAACGACGTGCTCGTCGAGCAGTACCCGCAACTGGCTGGCAAGTTGGGAAGCAAGACCGTCGACATAGCGCAGTATATAGCCGACGAGAGCATAGACACCTCGGACAAGTCGGTCGTCGTTGACTGGTACTATCACAGACAGCAGGGCGGGAAGAACGTCCTGCATTACTGCAAGTACGTTAACGACGAAGTCCTGTTCGCCACGGAGAACGACCCGAATTATCAGGCGACCGGGTGGTACAACCACGGGCTGTACCCGTTCGTGTTCGACGTGCTGTTCCCGGTGGAAGGCATGCCGACGGGATTCGGGTATATCGACGTCGGCAAGGACGCGCAGGCGTACATAGACAGAGGCAATCAGGCAATCCTCGAGAACATGCTCGCCAACGCCAAGCCGCGCTTCTTCATTCGCTCGGACGGAGCCGTGAAGGAGGACGAGTACGCCGACACCAACAACCCGTTCGTACACGTTGACGGCAATCTCGGACAGGACAGCATTGCGCCTATCCAGCCGTCCGCGTTCAACGCCAATTATATTACGATCCTCCAGAGCAAGATAGACGAGCTCAAGGAGACGACGGGCAACCGCGACATTTCCACGGGCGGCACAGCCTCCGGAGTCACCGCGGCGTCCGCAATAGCCGCCATGCAGGAAGCGGGAAGCAAACTGTCCCGCGACGCCAACAAGGGCGGTTACAGAGCTTTCCGCAAGGTCGTGCTCATGATAATTGAGCTTATACGCCAGTTCTACGACATGCCCCGGTGCTTCCGCATAATGGGGCGCGAGGGAGCCGTCAAATATATCCAGTATTCCAACGCAGGAATAGCCCCGCAGTATCAGGGCATGGAGATGGGCGTTGACATGGGCTACCGCCTGCCTCTGTTCGACATAGAGGTCACGGCTTCGAAGGCAAGTCCGTACTCAAGGCTCAGCCAGAACGAGCTCGCGCTTCAGTTCTACTCCGCCGGGTTCTTCAATCCCGCAATGGGCGACCAAGCACTCGCCTGCCTCGAGATGATGGACTTTGACCGGAAGCAGATGGTCATTGACAAGATCCAGCAGAACCTGATGATATACCAGCAACTGATGATGGCGTCGCCTATGGCTCAGGCGGGAGCCGTTGAAGGCGGAGAACAGGGCGGAAACAACAGCCTCGGCGGGGACGAGAGAACCGCGGGAGAGGCAAGCAACACGAAAAACGCAAGGGAGAGAGTAGCAAACAGCACCGCGCCATGATTAACATAACCATGAACGAAGACCGGGAGAGCGGGTCGCTTTCTCTTAAAGTCGAAGGGCACGCCGACTCGGCGGAATACGGACACGATCTGGTGTGCGCGGCTGTCTCGACTCTCACGTACACACTTGCGCAGGCGGTCATGGTGGCTAACACCGAAAAAAAGCTGAAAAAAAGACCGCGCATAAAGCTCGAGGAGGGGGCGTCGCACGTCATAGTCAAACCGAAGGACGGAGCGTACGCGGAACTGAAACACGCGTACTACGTCGTGGGACTTGGCTACTCCCTTCTGGCTACAAACTACCCGCCTTTCGTGGGTATAACATTGTTTGGTAATCCCATTGAGGGAAATAATATAACCAACGAGTCGCAGGCGTAACCTGCAGGAGATTTTATGATTAAAAACATTTCTTTCTTCCCGGAGCTCGATCTCCAGCTTTTCGCCGAAGGCGGAGCGGCTGGTGAGGGTGGCACAGGAGCCGAGGGAAACACGGGCGTAAACGAGGCGGTCGCCGCGCTTCAGGAAAAAATATCGGGCAAGAACCCGCTCGCCGACGTTAAGTACGGAATCCAAGATGACGCACAACCGGCAGAGGAAACAAAGCCCGAAGCACCCGCTCTCACACCGGAGCAGAGGCAGGCTGAGTTCGAGAAGCTCATAAAGGGCGAATACAAAGACCTTTACGACGCACGCATGCAGGACACCATTCAGAGACGTCTGAAGTCCTCAAAAGAAGTCACCGACAAGTACAACGCGCTGACACCCGTTCTGGAGATGCTCGGCAGGAAGTACGGGATCGATGCCTCGGACGCGGACAAACTTGCGAAAGCCATTGAAAACGACGACTCGTACTACGAGGAGGAGGCAATGGAGAAGGGCATGTCCGTAGAGCAGTTAAAAGCCACGCGCAAACTGGAGCGGGAAAACGCCGAACTAAAGCGGCAGATGGACGAGAGGACGACGCAAGAGAACACCGACAGGCTTTACGCCCAGTGGACTCAGCAGGCGGAGGAAACGAAAAAGGTTTACCCCTCTTTCGACATAAACGCCGAACTGCAGAACCCTCTGTTCCAGCAGTTACTCAGGAACAATATCGACGTGAGGACGGCTTTTGAGGTCATCCACAAGGACGACATTATCCCGGCGGCTATGCAGTATACGGCAAAGACCGTTGAACAGAAGCTCACGAACAAGATTATTGCGAACGGGCAAAGACCCGCTGAGAACGGACTGTCCGCGCAGGGCGCGGCAAACGTCAAGGCTGATGTGTCACAGCTCACAAAGGAAGACCGGGCGGAGATAATCCGCAGGGTCGCAAGAGGGGAGAAAATACGCTTCTGACGTTAAGCGCAGTCTCCCTACCCACATTACTTTTGTCAAGGAGACACAACCATGTTTAAACTGAATCTTCAGCTTTTCGTTAACCATGTTAACGTAACCACCGACGTGAGAAGCGCGGGTCAGTATTACCCGACCTATAACGACCTCTCCGCCGAAATGAAAACCTTCTACGATATGACGCTTATCGACGAAGCCGGACCTCAGCTCGTACACGACCAGTTCGGACAGAAGCGTCCTATCCCTGCCAACGGCGGCAAGACCATTGAATTCCGTAAATTCACCAACCTGCCGAAGGCTCTTACCGCTCTTACCGAAGGCGTAACGCCCGACGGCAAGAGACTCGACGTGACAAACCTCACGGCTACTGTTGCGCAGTACGGCGACTATATCACACAGTCCGACGTCCTCGAGCTCACGGCTATCGACAACACGATTGTCGAGGCTACGAAGCTCCTCGGTCGTCAGGCGGGACTTACGCTTGATACTATCACCCGTAACGTTCTCGTAGCAGGAACCAACGTCAACTACTGCCCGACCATCTCGGGAACCACAGAGACTGTCGTTACGTCCCGCGCAAACCTGAATGCTACCTCACAGCTTTCCGTGAAGAACATTCAGAGAGCCGTTGCCAAGCTCCGCGCCAACAACGCGCCCACAATCAACGGCAAGTACGTTGCAATCATTCACCCCTACGTCGCATACGACCTGATGCGCGACCCCGAATGGGTTAACGCTCACCAGTACGCACAGCCGGGAGAGCTGTACGAAGGCGAAATAGGCGAAATAGCCGGCGTTCGTTTCGTTCAGACCTCCGAAGCTAAAATCTGGAAAGACGCTGACGGCTCGACCGGCTCCGGTGCTACAGACGGCACGCCCGAGTACGACAGCACAAACCACAAGCATTATGCGGTATTCGCTACTCTCGTTATGGGACAGGGCGCGTACGGCGTAACCGAAATCACCGGCGGCGGACTGCAGACAATAGTCAAGCAGAAGGGCTCTGCCGGTACTGCCGACCCGCTTGACCAGCGTTCGAGCGTGGGCTGGAAAGCTCTCAAGGTTGCCGAGATTCTTATCCCGAACTACCTTGTTCGCATAGAGTCCATCTCCGCTGAGTTCTCCAAGACCGCGGCGGCGAACTAAAAAACAAATCGGGGGGAGGGCAACCTCTCCCCGAAAATAAAGAAAAGGGAGTAATCCATTATGGCTGAAACAGCAAAAACCAACACCAAACCCGAAGTCAAGAAAGTAAAAATACGTCTGCCTCTCCAGCGCGGAGAAGAACCCGACGTATACGTATCAATCAATGACGAGTCATGGCTCATCAAACGCGGGGAAACAGTGGAAGTGCCGGACTACGTAGCCGAGCTTCTCGACCGCGCACAGGCACAGCGCGACAGAAACCTTATGGAGCACGAAGCCCACAAAATCTAACCGCAGGGGCTTATGCCCCTTGTCTTTTTACAGGAGTGAATTATGACCATAGCAGAAGCAATTGAAAAGGCGGACGCGCTCACGCCGAACGGCTACACCCAGAACGCCAAAATAGAGTGGCTGTCACGTCTGGATCTGACCGTATATAACGAAATATTCAAAACGCACGAAAACCTTCCGCTTGCTTTTGCGAAGGCGTGGGGCGTTGAAAATTGGAACGACAGCACGTCGTACGGGCTCGGTGCTATGGTCGTCTACAGGGGGCTCCTGCTCGAGTCCCTGAAGGCGAGCAACACAGTCGAGCCAAAGGACATCAACTGGGCAGATCCCGAGTGGAAGCCCGTGGAAATAGACTTTGAGGGCTACGGCGACGAAACAGACTTAAGCAAAACACTGCTTATACCGGAGCCCTACTGCCACTTGTACCTCAAGTGGATCGAGACGCAGATTAACTACCAGAACGGGGATTACGGACGATACAACAACAGCCTGCAGGCGTTCCGGGACGGCTACACGGATTTCCGCAACTGGTATAACAATAACAACATGCCACTGAGTAGAAGGCTGAGGTTCTTCAGATGAAGCTCTCACACCTTGACGAACTGAGAACGTCCCGCGTCATGACGGACACGTTCAGGGGGTACTCTCACAACAACGTCATAAACGACGGGCTGTTCTACGACATGCAGAATTTCTGCTCGGACGGCTATCCCCTGCTTCAGTCGTGCCCGCGTCACGGAACGTACAACCCGCATTCGGGATATACTCCCGCGACGTCGGTTCAGGGCATGATACAGAAGGACTCGCTGTGCTACGTGGACGGAGCGACCCTGTACATTAACGGGTACCCGGTCACGAGCTTCTCGCTCAGCACGGCGACGAACATGGTGCCCAAGACTCTCGTGTCTATGGGCGCGTATCTCATTATCCTCCCGGACAAGAAATACATAAACACGAAAGACTTTTCCGACAAGGGCGACATAGAGGCGACTGTATCGACGACCACCGACGTGACGTATTCTCTGTGCGACATAGAGGGCAACATAATTTCCGACCCGCCGACGATAGAGCCGCAGAACCCGAGCAACGGCGACTACTGGATGGACACGACGACAACCCCTCACACGCTCAAGCAGTGGTCGGTCACAATGACAATGTGGGTGTCCGTTGCAACAACGTACGTCAAGATAGCCGCGACCGGAATAGGCGCGGACTTTGCCCAGTACGACGGCGTAAAGATAAGCGGCGTAGAGCCGACACAGCTTGCCGACATCACGGGTTCGTCCTGCATAATATGGGCGCGTGACACGGACTATATTGTCGTTGTAGGCATAATAGACGCGGAGACGACGCAGAGTGCCCCGATAACCGTTTCCCGCAAAATGCCGGATCTCGACTTTATCTGCGAGAACGAAAACAGGCTGTGGGGTTGCAGGTACGGGAAACAGCCCGCGGACAGCGGCGACGTAGTGAACGAGATCTACGCCTGCAAGCTCGGAGACTTCAAGAACTGGAATTCCTTTATGGGAACGTCGACGGACAGCTACGTCGCGTCATGCGGCACTGACGGACAGTTCACCGGGGCAATAACGCATCTCGGTTACCCGTGCTTCTTCAAGGAGAACTACCTGCACAAGGTGTACGGGAACTACCCGTCAAACTTCCAGATTCAGGCAACGGCTTTAAAGGGCGTTCAGAAGGGTTGCGACAAATCTCTCGCAATAGTGAACGGAACGCTTTACTACAAGTCCCGTCTCGGCGTGTGCTCTTACGACGGCTCGCTTCCGACGGAGATCGACGCGGAGCTCGGCGAGTACATATACGACAGCGCGATCGGTTGCGCTCACGACAACAAATACTACCTCTCCATGCACCGCACCGGAACGACGGGCACGTGGGACTTTCTGTGCTATGACCAGAAGAAACGCCAGTGGTACCGCATAGACGACAGGCACATGCTCCACATGTGCTCGGTCGACGACGAACTTTACTACGTGGACAGCACGCACGCCGCGATCCGCACGGAGTTCGGCTCCGGAACGAAGGACTCGGACAAGGTCGAGTGGATGGCAGAGACAGGCATAATCGGCAACGACTCGCCGAACCACAAGTTTGTGTCACGGCTGAATATCCGCCTCGCTCTGGAAGTGGGCGGTCACGTCTCCATCTCCGCAGAATACGACAGTCTCGGCGGCTGGGAGAGAATAACGACGTTCAGGGGCAACTCCCTGCGCACGTATTCGCTGACGATAAAGCCGCGCCGTTGCGACCATTTCAGGCTGAAGTTCGAGGGAGAGGGCGACGTTAAAATATTCTCAATCACGAAGGCTATAGAACAGGAGAGCGACTATGGCAACAGACATTAGGCTCCCCGTAATCACCAGCGGGAGCGACCACGAACAGCTCGCGCAGGTAAAGTCGTATCTGTACCAGCTCGTTGAACACTTGAACTACGCGCTCACGCAGGTTGACAGAGTAGCCATACAGACGCAGGAGAGCGTGCAGGCTGTACAGAAAGCCGCAAGCTCGGGCAAGACTACGCAGGACACGTTCAACGAACTGAAGGGGCTTATAATCAACTCCGCGGACATAGTGAACGCGTACTACGAAGAAATCAACCGGAGGCTGTCCTCCGAGTACGTCGCGATCTCCGACTTCGGGACATACACCGAAAGCATACTGACCGACTACGTCACGACCAGCGCGTTCAACGAACAGATAACCGACTTAACGAGAAGCATTGACGGCGACTACATAGAGAAGCTGAAAGGCACTATAAAGGCAGGTTTGATTGACGACGTCGAGGGCATATACGGCATAGAGATAGGGCAGGTAACAACCACGGGCGAGCCTCCCGTCGAAACGTTCAACAAATACGCGAGATTCACGGCGGGTTCTCTGGAGTTCTATCTTCCGGGCTCGACAGACCCCGTCGCGAAAATGACAAGCGACGAGCTCGTCATAACGAACGCGACGATACAGTACAGGCTAAAGCTCGGGCAGTACACGGTAGACGTGAAAGACGGACTTAAGTTTATCTGGGAAGGTTAACATGGCAAGCGGAACGATAACAAAGGTGTTCGGCACATACTGGACGCTTATAGTAAACTGGAGTTCAACGGCGAGCGCGACGACCAACAGTTCGCTCGTGTCTCTTACGGCGTCTCTCAGAACGCCTGCAATATCCGTCGGAACGAGAACGTGTACAGTCAACATAGGCGGGTACGAGCAGACTTTCACCGCTCCCGCGATACACAAGGAAACGCAGACCGCCGAGACGTTCCAGCTCGGCACCGCGTCCCAGACTGTCTACCACAACGCCGACGGAACAAAAACGATAGGCATATCCGTATACTACCCGATTAACGTCAAGCTGAACGGCACGACGTACAAGTCCGTGACCGCGTCGGATTCGGCGTGCGTTCTGGACAATATACCGAGACGTTCGACGCTGACAGTCGCTCCCGCGACCGGAACGCAACTGCGCGTAGGAGAGCCGATTAATCTTACTGTCAGCAGATCCGTGCCTGCGTATCATGAGGTGATAACGTTCTATATAGGCACGTCGCTGACGCACATTGAGGAATGCGACACGACGCTCACCGACACGACAGCCGCGCAGGTCACTATACCCGCAAGCTACTGCAGTTCTTTCCTTACGTCCTCGCAGACGGCAACTCTAACTGTTATATGCACGACTAAGGACAGCGGGAACAACACGATAGGCGGCACCGGTATGACATACGTCAAGACCGTGTATATAGCGACGTCTGCCGCGCCCACGATAAGCTCCGCGTCCATAGCCCCGTACAACGGCACAGCCCCGTCGGCATTCAACAGCCTGTATATACGCAACGTAAGCAAGGTCAGGGCGACCGTCAGCGCGTCGGGAAACTACAGCGCGACAATAACTGGGTATGAAGTCGTTATAGACGGGCTGACCGGAACGGGGGCGAGTTCTCCCGTAGACTCCGCGCTTCTGTCTCAGAGCGGCACGGGGAAGACAGTGACAGTAAACGCCGTGGATTCCCGCGGCATGCGTTCGTCCGAAACGTTCACGATCGACGTCCTCGACTATTCCGCCCCGACGATTATACCGAACGGCGGCACGAGCGTCGTGTGTGCGCGTTGCGACTCGCTGGGCACTCTTTCCGAAACGGGGCAATATCTTAAAGTCGCGGCAATAGCCAACTATTCGAGCATAACCGGAAACTCGGTGACGTTCTCCTACGCTGTCAAGGCGACGACAGACCCGGACTATCCGTCTGCAACGAACTTTGCTTCAAACATAGTCGACGGCGTGGTGTCGGGCGTGAGCCTGTCTATACAGACGTCGTACAACGTCAAGCTGACGGCTACGGACACTATGGGACAGAGCGCGACATACGTTGCGACCATTTCCAAAACGACTCCGACGTTTCACCTGAAAGAGGGAGGAGCGGGTGCGGCGTTCGGCAGGAACGCGGAAACCGACAACCTGCTCGACATTGCGTGGAACGTCCGTATAAGGGGCGACCTGCAGGTGGACGGATCGGGCGGAGGAGGCGGAGGCTCGAACGACTCCGTTTATAACTGCACTTGGACAAACCCGACCACTCTGACGCTCCCGACCGGGAAGACAGTCGCGGACATTATCTCCGACTACAACAACGGAAAAAACGTGTACGTCATTCTCAACGACAGCACTTATTACTACAAGATTCCGATAAACTATGTCAACGGGACGACGGTCGGGGGAGGAATGCTGACGCACTCCGGCAGTTATAACGGGATCGCAGTACACGCGGCAAGTTCCGGGGCTACGACAATGTCCGTAGAGCGGATTACGTCAAGCGCACTCGTCATAACGAACGGCGGAACGACCACAACGTACAACATACTGGTGACAACATGAGCATAAGCAAAATTACACTCGGCGGGACAACTCTCATAGACCTGACGGGAGACACCATAACCGCAGGGAAGCTGAAAAAAGGCGCGACCGCGCACGGCTCGGACGGGAGCACCATAACAGGAACGCTGTGGGACTTCGGTGCGAATCCGACGTTCCTCGAGTCGTATAACTGGAACGTTTCGTTCTATGACGCGGGCTGGACGACACAGACGGCGTCGACAACGTCGGCAACAGTAAAGCAAGCCGGAGCAGAGGGGAGCATAGGCGTCGGCACGACGAGATCCCTCTCCTCAATGGATATAATAGCCGTATGTCAGGCACACATGCACTTCGTGTACGACTCCTCCCTAACAATGGCTAAGGGCGTTATGCACGACCTGTATTACGAATCGGTGTTTAACCGCTTCTACTGTAACAAAAACGAGTTCACCACGCTAACAAGCGGAGACGCGGGTTTTACGATTCCTCTTACAACGTCCTACTGGGCGTCGTATCACTCGTCCGCCACGGCGGTTTCCCTTGCCGCGACCTATTCGTACGGGCTTATGCCTACTGTGTCTGGTACTACGATATACTGTGCGACTGTGTCCGGCAGTAACATAACCTTCAAACCGCGTACTCCTGCGGTAACGCTGAGAGCAAACGCCACGTACTTCTCGACGGACGCGGCGTCACACATAGACAAGCAGAATAGCACCGTTAAGGTACAACTCAAGGTATACAGCGTAGACAAGGGGACGAGCCTCGGCTATTTGCGCACGAAAAAGTTATACAGCGAACAAATTGTTTAGGAGAGGATAAAATGGCAACAGTAAAAAAACAATGGCAGAACGAACTGAATGAAGCGAACGCCAAGCTCGCGGAGCTCAACGCCCAGCAACCGCAGGCATTCAGCTCGGAAAACACCGCGCTCAAGAACGCAGCTCTTGACGCCATAAACAATCGGGCGAAATTCTCATACGACGTCAACGCTGACGCTCTGTACCAGCAGTACAAAGATAAGTACCTGAACCTCGGAAAACTCGCAATGCAGGACACTGTCGGCAAGACGTCCGCCCTTACGGGAGGCTACGGCAACTCCTACGCGCAGAACGCGGGACAGCAGGCGTACCAGCAGTACGTCACACAGCTCAACGACAAGATCCCCGAGCTGTATTCTCTCGCGTACTCGCAGTATCAGGACGAGGGCAACGACCTGAAGGACAAGTACAAGCTGTATGCCCAGCAGGAAGCCGACGACTACGACCGCTACCGCGACACTGTGAACGACTACAACGTCAACCGCAACTACTGGCAGGGCGTGGGCGAGAACGCGCAGAACGGGCTGTACAAGCTCTCCAGAGACGCCGTAAACGACGCGGCAGACCTGCGCAACTACAACCTCAAGCTCGGGCTTGACGAAAAGGGCAACCCGATAACGATTAGCAACGGGACGGGCGGAAGCGCGACCACGGAAGAACCCGTAACGGGATGGGACGCCAAGACGTACAACTCAATCGTCGACAAAATACACGAGTACATTTACGCCGAAGAACCGGGCAAAGCACTGAACGAGATACGGTCAAAAACAGGATCGTCGCCCGCACAACAGCTTGAGCTCGCATGCGAGGCACTTGTCACGGCTGGAGGAAATGACGAAATTAAAGCCTTTATAGAGTCGCTTATTGATAGTGTCGACCAAGCAACGCTTGACGCTCTGAACGCAAAATATCCGGAACTGGAAAGGTATTTCCCGGACGAGGACAACGGGGAGCAGAAAGACCCGTACCCGCCGAACCCTGCAAATCAGAAAACATATTTCAGCGTAGCCGGCGGCGACCCGAAAAAACACAAAGTAATTCTGAGAGACTGACAGGAGACTCTTATGGCAACACTTTCCGAACTTGCTAAAAGAAAAAAAGAGACAGAGCCCAGAAAGGGAGGACTTTCGAAGTCGTCCAGCAGGTATTCCGAGAACAACCTCACAAAGGTGGGGGAGACTATAAGCTCATATCTGAACGACTACCAGAACAACCTCCAGAGCTACGTCTCGTATTATAACGACCGCGCCGGGAAAAGACAACCCGGCGTTTACGTCAGTGACGCGGAAGACTACGCCGACCTGACTACCCGTCAGAAAGCGTGGTACGACACCACGTCGCAGAGAATAAACAAGCTCCTTGACGACTACGGCTCATATCTCAGCAAGGACTACGTCGATTCTGTCAAGAACTTTCTTTCCTCTAACGGAAAGTTGGTAGACCAGATAAACCAGACGGCTATGTCCGACGACCAGTACTGGAGCCAGTACACGCCCGAGCAGTACGAGAAGACCTACGACCAGTATATCTACGGGCAGAAGTATAAGGACGCGTCGTATAGTGATTTCCTCAGCGCGGTAGACAGCAACAGCACGTCGGATCGCGAAAGGGCGTGGCTCGCGGAACAGGGCTACATGCGGCAGGACGAACTTGACAGCCGTATAAACGAAGTCAAGGGTAGAATAGCGGATCTCGAAAAGAAGTACGGCAGGTACAGAATAGGCAATTCTACCGAGTACAGAGAGGCACAGGCAGAGCTCGGACGGCTCGAGTCAATGAACAGCCAGTCCAACATGATTCGCAACGCCGCAGACTACGAAACGAGATACAGGGACAAGGCGAACGAATGGGTTAGCAACCTCACGCCCGAGACGTCCCTCGCCGAGGGCAACAGGATTTTAAACGTTAGTCAGCAATTGGACGCAAAGACCGTGCAGGACGTAACATGGTCGGATTTAGCTGACAGAAACAAGAACTGGGAGTACCTGACAAAAGACGAAATAAACGTTTATCACTATCTCCTCAACACGCAAGGCTCACAGGTTGCCGATCAGTATCTGAAGGACTACCAGACGCTCCTTGACTACAGAGCAAACCAGCAGATAGCGCAGGAGTGGAGAGACGCGCCGTGGTACGTAAAACTCGCGGGCAATATAGTATCTGTCCCTGCGTCTGTTCTGGGCGGCATTCCCGCCGCGCTCGACAACGGCATAAGACAGCTTGCGGGCGTAGACATTAACCCGTATTCCGGTGCGCAGTCTCTCCGCAACCTTGCGACAAACGTGCGCTCGGCAACAGGCGAAAGCCTTGACGAACTCGGAGGCGACGGCATCCTCAGCTTCCTGTATCAAGCGGCTATGTCCGCAGTCGACAGTACAGTCGGAGCTCTTACGCTCGGACAGTTTTCGCTTTACAACGGAAGCAACGAGGCACTCAAGGCTCTGACAAACCTTTACACTCTGTCTATGGGTTCGAGCGCAGGCGCGACAGAAGCGCAGAAACTCTACGAAAAAGGCGCGTCCGCTTCCGAGGTATTCTGGGGCGGGCTCACTGCAGGCATAGCCGAAGACCTGTTCGAGTACGTTTCTTTGGATAAACTCCTTAAGAGCGGCAACCCGGCGACAGTCGGGCAGATAGTAAAGTCGTGGCTTGAGCAGTCGCTTGTCGAGGGCTCGGAGGAAATTGCGACCAGCGTCGCAAACTATCTGACTAACTCAATTATAATGGGCAGTCGCTCGGATCTCACGCAGGAAATAGCAAAGAGAGTCAACGGGTACTACGACGAGAGCGGTATATGGCACGAAGGCGTAAGCTACGAAGAAGCGGAGCGCGAAGCACAGCGCGACGCGGTTCTGGGCATTCTCGAGGACGGGCTCGCGGGCTTTATCTCCGGCGGACTTTCTTCAGGTGCTTACACGACTGCGCAGGGCGTAAAGAACGTGCACACAGGCGCGGAGATTAACAGAGCGGGAACGGCGTCGGGACTTGTCAACGCAGGGCTCAATACTCTTGACACCGAGTCGCAGACGTACAAGACAGCGCAGAGGCTAAACAAACAGCTCGAGAATGGCAAAAGCCTTACCGGAATTAACGCCCGCATGGGGCTCGGCTCGTTGCTTTCGACAGGGCTTGAAACCTCCGCGGGAGAGTTCAATCAGGCACAGGAAAGATACAGGCAGTCCGTGTCCGACGACGCGATCCGCGCCGCTATGGAGAAGGCGGGGCTGTCCGCAGACCTGTTCGACACAGTCAAGGCGAACGTCATGGGCAACGTCACGGAGGAGCAGGTCAACGCGTACAACAGCAACGAGACTTTAAAAAGCGTCGTTGACGACCTGTTCACCGCCAGAAGAAACGCCGCCGACGAACTTGTGGGAAGGTTTGCAAACGAGCAGAGCTACGAGGGCGTAGTGAAGGGCATCGAAGACGCACGCAAGGAAACGGCGGAAGATATAACCGAGCGCGTAAACGAAATAGCCAAAGAGCAGAACGTAAGCAACGAGGACATCGGGCAGATCGTGGCAAACTACGACAGGCAGGCTCAGAAGCAAATGACCCCGACGATATACGCACGTGCGGCTGTGGAGGCGTACAACTACGGCATAACAGGGCTTGACGTAAGCGAGATGGATAACAAGGGGCATCTGTCTTCGCTTCTTTCCGACGCGCAGAAAAAACTGTTTTACGGGCTCGGCGTAAAAGCTCAGGGGACGACAGGTGCCCGTCAGATACTCGGCAAACCGACAGGCAAGCTGATATTTGAAAAAGGCAGGGGCAACGTCCACGTGGCGGAAGTCGTTAAACGGCTGTCCAAAGGTTCCGAGACAGACAAGGCTCAGGCGGAGAGAATCAAAACGTCAATAGACGCGCTGAGGAAACTGTCCGAGGCTCTCGGAATAGACATTCACCTTTATGCCTCGAGCAAACGTCTGTCAAGAGACGGAAGCACCAAGCAGATATGGTATGACGAAAAGGGGCGCGAGATTACCGCGAACGGCAGATACATAGGTGGCACGGGCGAGATCTGGGTAGACGTGAACTCCGGACGCAACGCCGACAGCCATATACTGAATACAGCCGCGCACGAGCTGACGCATCTTATCAAGAATTTCAGCCCGGCGTCTTTCCGCACGCTTGCGCAGTTCCTCGTTGATGAGTACAAGGGCGGGAATGAGTCCGTCGACCAGCACGTTAAGGAGCAAATGCAAATAGCCCTTAACAACGGCAACAAGATAACCTACGAGGCGGCGTTTGAGGAGTTCGTCGCGGACTCCATGACCGACATGTTTTCCGACGGGCAGGCATTCGAAAAGATACTCCGCCTTGCCAACAAGGACATAAAGCTGACGCGGAAAATGGAGACGGAGATAGGCAACATAGCCCGTAAGATCCGCAAAGTCTACGCGGGGCTCGCCCCTGACTCCGAACTCGGCAAAGTGTTCGAGAACGTGAAGGACAAGTTCGAAAAACTGCAAAACATGTTCGCAGACGCCGTTGTCACCGCGTCGTATGCCGTCAAGGGTTTTGCGGTCGGCGACGTCGACCTTGTAAAGACCGCGGAGGCAGTGAACGAGGAAGGCAGACAGCTTTTCGAGATCCGCGCCATGCAAACCGACGAACCGGTGTACAGGCAAATGCTTGAAAAATGGGGTGGCATGTCGGACGAGGAAATAACCAAACTGTTTACCACTATAGACAAAGCAACAGAACTCATTCTCGAGCACACCGACATTCTCGACTACAAGCACAAAGCAGACCGCGACATGACAAAGGACGACCGCCCTTTCGCTCCGGTCAAGCCGAACTCCGACAAACTGTACAAGTGGTCGGTGGACTTTTCCACGCTCTGCCGCAAGAGAATACTCCAGCAGACCATAGCGTCAAGGCTTCAAGACAGACTTAACAGACCCATAACCAGAGAGGAAGGCATAGCCATCCGCGACGCCCTGAAGGAACTCAAGAAGCAGGGCAAGCAGGTAGAGATAGCCTGCGCTCTGTGCTATGTTGAGTCCGCGAGGATGAAGTCCCCGGCACAGATAAAGAAATTCATTGAAAACCGCGCACAGGTTCTTCACGACTGGTTCGCAGACAACGACCCGGTCACGAAAGCCAAAATGAAAGAATACGAGCAAGCGAAGCGCAAAGAACTCGGCGTCGATCCGAAAGCCTCGCTCGACTCGTTGCCCGACAGCGTCGCGAATAAACTGCGTGACGAAAAGAAGCGTGCGAAGGCTGAATACGTTATGACGCCCAAGCAGGAGGAAATGGTGCGCGTGGCGGAGAACATGACCGTCAACGACATCACGTCCCCCGCGGGGCTGTCCGAAATGAAAAATAAATACTCGGACATCTTCTACGCGTACACGTCGTTCGTGCGCAACGCCACAAAGAGTAAGGGCATAGAGGACGACACGTGGTGGAGAGCCGGAGATTCGGCAAGTATCGGAGACGAAACGATCGCGAGCATGAACGCCGAAAACGGCTTACGTTCGCAGAGCTGGTCGGATTTCCAAGTTATTCACCTGATGGACTATATAGCCTCAGTTATTGAGCTCTCCACAAGAGGAGCCAAACAGCAGGTGTACACGAAGGTGCCGGATTTTGTCGAGCTTATGGGGCTGACGAACGCCATGATAAACCTGTCGCTTATCCCGACAGAGGCGTTCAACGGCACGCTCGAGTTCGACGACGTCGAGGGCATAGTGTACAAGAGAGCACTCGAACTGCGCGACAAATACCATGCCACGGCGGGCACTATCTCGATCGGCATGAACGACGAGCAGATAAAGATGCTTCTCGCGTCCGAGCTGATTGACTACGTTATTCCATATCACCGCTCGTCTATGGACAAGCGCGTGCGTGTGCGCATAGGCATACCCACATGGGAAGACTACGAGAGATTCCAGCAGGAAAAGAAGCTGAGCAGAGAGGAAGCCCGGAGGAGAGTCGAGGAGAGAAACAAAAACGGCAGACACGTTACGCTCCTTGCCGAGGACGATCCGAACTACCACAAGGAAATAAAGTTCTCCGACTGGTTCAATCTCGAGCAGGCGAAAGCCACGGCGAAGGCGAACAAGGGAAAGAGCGTACTCGCAGGCGGTTACGCCGCAATGCGCGAAGCCGCGAACAGATACCTTGACCTTTGCGCGGAGAGAGGACTCTCGCCCAAGTTCTCCAATTCAAACAAGGGCACGGACTTTACGAAAGAGGAGAACTACTGGAAGCTCCTTATCGACCGCAAGATGGTCGACCAAGTCACCGGAGAGGTCATAGAGCAGAAGGCTCTGACGCCTGTGTTCGACGAGGAGCAGGTAATGCGAATCCTCAACGACGAGCTGGCGCGTTACGGCACAGTCAAGGCTGACGAGAAGTACGCCATAAACAAAGTGGTCGACATGTTCACGTCGGGCAAGATAACGGGCAAGAGCACTGCAAAGCAGATTGCCGACGTAATGCAGAAGCCCGTCGCAAACGTGGCGGCTATGAGCGTAACGGACGCGGTTATAGAGTACGCAAACGACGCAGAAGACATTCAGCGTTATGGGGACTACAACGAAAAGAACTCCGTCAGAATAACCGACAGAGACACGCTGGACTACCTTAATCAGCAGATAGAGAACGGGGACTACGTCACAGTGTACAGGTCGTTCCAGATAATCAACGGCGGGCTGTACGCGCCAATGAACGCGGTCGACAGAGACGAGCAGGGCAAAAACAAAAAGCTCGGCTACAGGAGCGAGCTCGGAGTATGGGAACAGGCTACGGAAAGCCCGGAAATTGCCCAGAGATACATGGACGAGCATCCCGGTGCCAAATGGGCGAAGTTTGACCTTGACGGCGTAGACAACAAGACCGGCGGCGTAGCGTACAACCCGTACCTGCACTCGTCGAATCTTGTGCTCAACGACCAGTTCTCAGCGGCATACAGGAGAAACCTTGTGACCGTTGAGTGCCGTGTGCCCAAGAGCGAAATAGGGGCGTACCACGCGCAGTACGCGAAGGACACGACGGGCTGGGTAGAGTGGAAGCCGGGCGGAGTTGCAGGCAAGCTGATGAAGATAAAGCCGGAGTACACGAGAAAGCTGTTCGTGTCGCGTTACATGCTCCCGTACAGAATACTTTCCGACGCGGAAGTGGCGTCCATGTACAAGGAATACCTTGACGGGACAGACCTTTCTGTGCCGTGGAACGTTGTCACGCCCGGACTGCGTGCGGAACTCGTCGACGCGGGCGTTCCGATTAACTACGAGGACGTAAAGCAAGGCGGAAACAGTCTCAAGTTTGAGGACAAATTCCCGGACGAGAAGTTCATGTTCCGCGGAGCGAAAGCTCAAGGTTTCGACAAAGTCGCCGAATCAAATAAAATCATGGAGCTTATTAAAGCGGGCAAGACTCCGGAGGAGATCCGCAAGGAGACGGGCTGGTTCACGTCGTACGACGGCAAGTGGCGTTTTGAAATTGACGACAGCAAGGCAAAACTGGACTTGGAGACTTTTATAAATAAGATTATCGAACGCAAAGAAAAAGACAAGCAAAAGTTAAGAGACAGATACAACCTCGGACTGATGGGCGAATCCCAATACTGGTTAGAGGTCGAAAACATCAACCGACAAGCGGACAGGGAATCAAAACGAGTCTTATTGCCAACCATCTTAAAGCATCCTCAACTGTATAAAGCATATCCGCAACTCAAATACTTTTTAGTGAATTTTAAGGATTTGGACGGAGGAGTGCAGGGGTACTACGACGGTGACCAAAGCATAACACTCGACTCGAAATTTCTTACACCCGCCGAGAAGGAAAACGCGCTCGACGTCATTCTTCACGAAATTCAGCATGCGGTGCAACATTTTGAGGGGTTCGCGAGAGGCTCGAATCTTACGGAGGCGGCGGCGGAAATTGAGGACGAAGACAGGGCAAAGCGGATAGAGATAACTAAAAAATATCGGGACGTCGGCGACGAGATTGAGGAAAGGGTAGAAAAATATCTTGACGAAAACAACCTCAAAGAAGGCGGGAACTATTCTCTGCTTGGCTATGAACTGCCCGAATACGCCCGAGCTATTAAGGACTATCTTCTTGCCAAAACCTCATGGGCGAGGAGAGGCAAAGCTGACGAGAACGCAAAAGAATCCCTTGAACGTGCAAAAACGCACGCGGAGTTTGACCAGAGTATTTTTGACGAGATAGACAAAGCCGGAGAAAAAGTCAGTCAATTATACGCTCAACTGGAAGCTCTTAAAGCCTCTGAGGAAGAACCCTTCGACCGTTACTGGCGTACCGCTGGAGAAATTGAAGCAAGAGACACAGCCGCACGCAGAAGCCTTAACGCCAACCAACGCAAGGAAACACGCCCCGACATTGACAGAAACAATGCGGTTGTGAAGTATCAGGCGAGAGAAAAATATTCGTACGACGAGCTTATCTCAAAAGACGATATGCCTCTCACAAATATTACTATAAGCCAAACGGTTAACAGGTCAAACGTAATTGCAACCGCAAAAAAAGAAGCCGCAAAAGTCGGGAAAACAAATCCTGACGGCAGTGTAAGCGTATACGTCAAAGACGCCAGAGCGGACGTTATTATTGGAGCGGACGGAATAAAGCACGGGCTGACTCGCCACAATGACTTGCCAGAAAAAGCCGCGGTAATGGAAAATATAGGCGAGATATTAAAAAATTCTATAAAAGTTAATGAGCTTATCCCGAAAAAAGAGGAAGCCCATAAAACTTATGTTTTGATAGGCGGTGCAATTGACGGTGCAGGCAATCAATATGTAGTAAGATCGATAGTGAACTCATACACTAACAATCTTGAAAATATTGACGTGCTTTACGCGGCAAGCACAAAAAAAGAACCAGCCGTGCTCAATGCACCGGGGGCTTCAACTCCCCCAACTGGTTCATATATAAGTATAGCACAACTTTTGGATTTTGTCAATAGGTTTTACCCAGAAATTTTGTCCGCAGACGTTTTAAAGCATTTTGGGCATGATTTTCGACCAGAAGGGAACCCAAAAGGCATTGAAAAGGACGTGCTTTACCAGCAACGCGGCAAATCCAACCGCGAGATACTGTCGGAAGCACTCGAAAGCGCAACGCAGAACGAGATAGAGGCGAAGCGGCTCGCGGAGTATAAGTCCAAAGTCGAGCAGGCAGACGAACTGCAGGCACACCTGTCCGAACTGCAGAAGCAGATTTTCGGCAAGGCTGACAGGAACGGGCAGACGGTCAAGGAACTGCAGGACGAGATCCGCAAGACAAACAACCGCATAGACATTATCGACAAACAGTTGCTTCGCCTTGAGGCTATGGCTCCGATCCAGAGAATACTTAACCGCGAGAAGGCAGAGAACGCGAAACTCCTGAAGGAGCAGGTAAAACTTGCCGAGTCAAGAACGATCGCGGAGTATGAGGAACGGAGCCGAGAGCTGGTAGCCAAGTACGGCGACAGACTCAAGGAACGCTATTCTCTCGCAGAGCAAAAAGCCAAGATAAAGAAGGACATAAGGGAACTCAGCAAACTCCTTACCGCCGACAAAGAGAAACGCGTAAAGCAGGGTATGACAGAACTTGCACAGGCGAACCTCGAACAGGCGGCACTTATGCTCGAGCCTTCACAGATAACCAACGAGGACATTGTCCGCGCAGGCGTAGATAAGGCAAACGAGCAGGAGAGAAAATGGCTCGACAGATACGCGGAAACGCTCAAAGCTATGGAGGAGGCACACGCCACACTGAAAGAGCTGAGAGAAAGCAAGACAACGCCCGACATGCCGAGGGAACAGCTCCTCGACATGCAGAGGAGAATGGCAAACGTCCAGAGCACGCTCCGCAAAATGGAGGGCACAATATCCTACCTGAACGGAAAGCTGAGGGAAGTGTTCGCAAGAGAGCGGCAGTTCTACAACAGCGTTCCCGCAAGGACGGCAATGGAAACGCTCGTCAATGCGTACAACAGCCTCGAGACTGCAAAGCAGGCGTACATTTACAACGCCTACGACCCGAGCGTGGCGGAGTATCTGAAGAACCTGTCGCAGGAGGAGTTCGTAGAAAAGACTTTCAAGCAAATGAAGGCATCCGAGCTCGAACAGATACACAAAGCCTACAGAATGGTTTTGCATACTATCAAGCGGGCGAACACTCTGTTCAAGGTGGGCAGAAACGCGACTGTAGCCGAGACGATGGACAAAGTCGCGTCCGAAATTAAGGACGCCAAGAAAACCGCGGCGTACAGAGGCGAGCTCAACAGACAACTGAATAAGATCGGCTGGCAGTTTCTCAAGCCTATATACGCGTTCCGCATGCTCGGATCGGAGACGCTGATGGGTCTCTATCAGAATATCCGGAGCGGTGAGGACACGTGGATGGTCAACATCCAGAAGGCAAAGGAACACATACAGAGCCTCCGCAGGAAGTACGGATATTACAAGTGGAAGAACAACACAATAGAGGCGGAGTCGAGGTTCGGCGAGAAGTTCAAGCTCACACGCCAGCAGGCAATGTCCCTGTACGCTTACTCCCGCAGAGGCGAGCAGGCAATCAACCACATAACAGGCAAGGGTATCGTTCTGAGCGAGGAAACCCCTATAAAGGTCGGGAAAAAGACCATATACAGGTCAGACCCACACGCGTACTCGATAACGACGGAGGAACTCAACAGAATAATAGACCAGCTTACCGAGGACGAAAGAGGTTACGTCGTGGAAGCGCAGAAATACCTGTCGGAGGACATGGCAAAACTCGGCAACGAGGTGTCAATGCTCCTCTACGGCGTGGAGCTGTTCGGAGAGAAGAATTATTTCCCGCTTCGCTCCTCCGGTGCCCAGATGCAGAAGGAGATCCGCGACAACGCCCCGAGCCTTGCAAAGCTGAAGAACGCAGGCTTTAGCCAGAGCACGATAAAACGCGCCAACAACGCCGTGGTGCTTTCGGAGTTCGACAACGTATGGGCAGACCACGTAAACGAAATGATTATGTACAACGCGTTTGTGCCTGCGCTGGAGGACTTTGAGAAGGTCTACGGACGCCAGAACACCGACACGAAGTACGGCTCCGACAACGTTCGCACGGCAATAGAGGGCACGTGGGGCGCGGGAGCGAATGCCTATATTTCGCAACTGTTGCAGGACATCAATACGGGCAGACCGACAGATCCCGCGGCGGCAATGTCAAACGGACTGCTGTCGCTCATGAAGAAGGGCGCGACATTCGTCTCCGCCTCCGTGGCTATCCAGCAGGGAAGCGCGGTCGCGAGGGCTATGGCTTACGTCGACCCGAAATATTTCGTCGGCAACCCGCTACTGCTCAAGCACAACGAGAAGTGGGCAGAGCTTAAGAAATACGCGCCCATAGCCGCGATAAAAGAAATGGGCTACTTCGATACCAGCATGGGAAGAAGCACGCGCGAGTGGCTCAACAGCGGCGAATACGAGGGACTGCGTCAGAAGGTGGGCGCGTTCTTCAAGGACGGTCAGTACCGGGACGAGCTCCTGTCGAAAGCCCCGTCGTTCGTTGACGAGGTCGGCTGGATTCAGATATGGGAAGCCGTCAAGAAAGAGACGGAAGCACAGACGAACCTTAAGGGCGAGGAACTGCTCAAGAAAGCCGCCGAGAGGTTCACCGAGGTTGTCCAGCTTACGCAGGTTTACGACTCCGTGTTCTCCCGCTCCGGGTTGATGAGAAGCAAAGACTTCGGAATGAAGATGGTCACGGCGTTCGGTGCCGAGCCCACTACGCAGTACAACATGCTTCTGGACGCTATCGTTCAGGGCAAGAGAGGAAACAAGAAGTTCGTGCCGAAAGCGATCGGTGCGCTGGTGTACTCGATACTCCTTAACACTCTGCTCAAGTCAATAGTGATGGCGGCAAGAGACAAGGACAGAGACAAGACGTATCTCGAAAGGTATTTCGGGGCGGCTGTCGAAGACATAATAGACAACCTGAACCCAATGACTATGGTGCCGTATGTCAAGGACATTGTTTCTCTGGCACAGGGCTACGACGTCGAAAGGCTTGACGTGTCCGTTATCAAGGACGTTATAGGAGGGCTCCAGACTGCGGCAGACGACAGCAAGAGCGCGGCTGACCGCATAACCGCCGCCGTAAGCGCGATAGGGCAGATTACGGGCGTTCCCGCAAAGAACATTATCCGCGACGCGAGAGCGTTGGTCAACACGTTCAACGACGTAAGGACGGGGAACTTTGCGAAGAACAGCACAAAGACCGGAATGGCTGTCGCAGGCGAGGAGGCGTTCGCTTCGAGCTTTGTAGGCACACTGCTGAACGGTGGAATAAAACTGTTCCACGGCGAACAGTTCGACTCGAACTACAGCAACGGAGAGGAACTGTGGAAAGCGTACTCTGAGGGCGACCTCAAGCACGTCGAGCGCGTAGTGTCCCGTTATAAGGACACGAACACCGCGGTGACACAGTTTGTGTCCCAGCTCAAAAAGCACTATCAGGAGGGCGACGTTTCCAGAGAGGACGCCGAAAATCTTCTGAAGGAGATCTCCGAAAAGTACAAGCCGGAGGACAAGCAGTGGAGCGACAATGACATTTACTGGAGGCTTGACGAATGGGACTACGTCGGCGACGACTACAGCAAATACAGCGACCTGTTCGAGGCGGTTAGCTCGGGGGTTAACCTGAAGGCGACCGTCAACGAGTATCTCGACCACGGCGTCTCAAAGCAGACGCTGACGAGTCAGATAACGTCGCAGTACAAGCCTCTGTACAAGAGCATGACGAGGGCGGAGCGAGCCGCAATCAAGGGCTATCTGATGAACGCCTACGCCCTGCTCGGGTACACAAGAGTCGAAGCGTCGAAGAAAATAGACGCTTGGCTCACGGAAAATTAAAAAAATTTACCGCACGGGGTTGTTGTGGTTTTGCATACAACCCCGCTGTGGTATAATTATGCGCAACGAAAATTGAGGTGCAAAAAATGATTAGAGGAACAACGCCTTTGATAAAAGTGACGCTCCCCGCGGAAATGCCGATAGCGGATTACGTCGACGGCACGCTGTCGATCGCGCAGGGGCGCGTAGAGATAATAAGCAAGGCTCTTGCGGACATGACGCCCGTAAGCGAGGACAACTCATTCACTGTGCGTCTGACGCAGGCGGAGACTCTTATGCTCGACCGCGGGCTTACCTGCGAGGTACAGCTCAAGCTGATTGACTCGGACGGCGTTGTGGTCGCCTCGCAGATAGTGAGGTGTCCGTGCGGGGATATACTCAACGAGGAAACACTCCCGCACCCGGTAGAGGAAGTGGTATAATGGCGGTCGTAAGACTCATGTTCGAGGGCGAGTCCCGTAACGTATTCAGGTTTCAGTTCCAACCGGAAAAACCCGTGTCAACTGTGTTTAACGGCATTCGGTTGTCAATAATCGGATCGCGGGAAGCAAGTAACAATGAAAGCGTCGATAGTGACGAGGAGGAGTAACAAATGACTAACGAACAGGAAGCGCGTATTCTGAGCGCGATAGCAAATCTTGGTGGGGGGCAAAGTCAAGACGAGTCCGTTTCTGAAGACGAACCCGAAGCTGACGACGAGGAAGAATCATGACAAACGAACAGGAAGCGAGAATTTTAGAGGCAATTGACGACGCCTCCGGCGGCGGCGGCACCGGTCACGGCATACCGGACGGAGGCACAACGGGTCAGGTTCTGACAAAGTCGAGCGGGTCGGACTACGACGCCGACTGGGCTACGCCGTCCGCTTTGTCCATAAGCACGGCAACGGTCACTCTCGTAGCCGCCGACTGGGGAAGTTCGACAAACGTCGTGACCGTCACGGGCATGACGACCACCGCAAAGGTGTGGGTTTCTCCTGCCGGGACGAGTGCGGACACGGAGGCATACGCCTCGGCTAAAATATTCTGCTCAGCGCAGGGGAGCGGAAGCCTTACATTCACCTGCGGCACAACACCGACCACGAACATTGACGTCAACGTCATGTGGGTAGCATAATTAAAAGAGAGGTATAACTATGTATTACTACATTATCGAAATCCAGAACAGAGCGGACGGTCAGGCTAACCAGACCACAACGCAGAGGAACACAAGGGCGAACGCTCTTTCGTACTACTACGACAGAATGAGCAAGATGGTCGCAACGGAACTTTATCCGTCCGTGTGCCTTTGCCTTATCGACTCGGAAGGCAACACCATTATGCCGAACAAGAAGATAGCCACGCAGTATATTCCGCCGGAGCCTGAACCCGAAGAAACGGAAGGAGAGGGAGAATGAAAACTCCCTCCTCCTTTAAAAACACGAAAGGCACGGATACGCCCACGGGCAACATATCCGTGAACGTGGTGTGGTTGACATGATTATCAACGATGTCAATTCATTGATGAGATGGAAAACATCTCCTCTGCCTGCGGGCTATCAACAAGTCAACTGGATTGGCACAACAGGAACGCAATATATCGATACTGGCATATATGGCACAAAAAATATTGATTGCAGCGTTACGTTTTCCAAATATACAGGACTTGCTCAAGGCGGAGATGCAAGAATTTTTGGTGACAGATATTCATCCAGTTCACGGAGATTTACATTACTCTTATTTAGGGACAATCCACCATCAGATCTAACAAAACTGTATATCAACTGTGGTGCTAGTAGCAACCAATTAGATGTAGATTCCAGTCAATTGCCAGATATAATTACCATATCAAAGGTAGGGAATAATGCCTATCTTAATAATGACTTAATAGGCAATTTTGGAACAGTAACAACATTTACAACACCTCGCACACTAACAATCGGTAATTTCAGAAATAACGGAACAGCAGGAAATGGATATATAGGACATTTTTATCAATGTGAAGTAAATGGGAATACCTTTATACCATGTTATCGTATATTAGACAATGTGATAGGGATGTATAACATTACAACTAATACATTCCTCACTAATGCAGGAACAGGCACGTTTACCTATGGTTAATAATTTCATCATTATCGCAACCATTATATACAAAGGAGAAGCACAAAGATGAGTAATTTCAAAGAATGGATAAAAGCGGCGGGCATCCGTGCGCTCCGTACATTTGCGCAAGCCCTTGTCGCATCAATCGGCTGTGCGGTTGTAATAAGCGAGGTTGACTGGCTCTATTGCCTTTCGGCTTCTCTGCTTTCGGCTATTCTGTCGATACTTATGTCGATAGCGGGATTGCCGGAACTGAAACAAGAGGAGCAACCTCCTGAGGAAGACGCCAAATGACAGAGACGATCCTCGTCGCCATTATCACAGCCGTGGCGGCGGTCATTCCTTCCATTATATCTATTGTCACAAATAACAAGGTTATTGAGACAAAGATCGAGGAGCTGACAAGAGAGGTGCGGGAGCACAACAATTTCGCGAAGCGCGTTCCGGTGCTGGAGGAACGCATCAAGTACCTTGAAAAAAGCATAGGGAACAAGAACAATGGAAATAATTGAGTGCATTCTGACGGACTCATATTGCTACCAGTGCAAGGGGGCACCCGGCAAATACCCGGCAAAGCCCGCAGGCATTCTTGTCCATTCTTCCGGAGACAATCAGGCGTACCTTAAGCGGTACGTCCAGCCGTCGCCCGACGACCCGAACTATGAGAATCTTATTCTCAGGCTCGGCAAAAACAAATATAATAATTCGTGGAACAGAAATGTCAAGAAGTCAATGCACTATATGATAGGCAAGGACGCGTACGGCAAGGTGTCCGTGGCTCACCTGCTCCCGCTGGATATTTGTGCGTGGGGAGTTGCCAATGGCAAAAAAGGCAGTTACAACTATCAGCCTATGTATATACAGTTCGAGATGCAGGAGGGCAACAAGTCCGCCGCGGATTTTGACGCGGTCTGGGATCTCGCGACCGAGCTCTGCGCGGAACTCTGCAAGAGATTCGGATGGACGGAGGAAAACATAACGTCGCACTACGAAGCGCACGCCGCAGGCTATGCGAACGCGCACTCCGATCCGAAAGGCTACTTTGCGAAGCACGGGCTGACTATGGATGATTTTCGTCAGCGCGTGGGCGAACTGCTGAACCACAAGCCGGAGCCAAAAAAGATAGAGGTCGGCGACACTGTTGACTTTACCGGGACGAAGCAATGGACTAACGCGAACAAGTTGCTGTCGAGCAAGGCGACCCCGTGCAAGGCTGTCGTCAAGCAGATATATCAGCTTGGCAAGTCGAAGCACCCGTACCTTATAAAAGGCAACGGCGTATACGGCTGGGTGAACGCCGAGGACGTCAAGAGGATATAACCGTATTTGTGCAAAAATCCACGTTTTTTTAGCGAAAGGCGTGGGAGCAATCACGAAATTCGCAAAAAGCGGACAATTATTGCGACATTTCGGGTGGAAAAATGTGCAATTATTCCGACATTTCAGGCGGAAAAACGTGCAATGACCCGCTTTTGACCCGCTTATCTTCCGCTTTTTCACCGCAAGGTACAGTAAAACCATACTCAAAGGAGAAAATACTTGTTATCCGAACTTGAACCTATCATATTCGACGCGCCTGCAGGTCGCGACGTAAAGATATATCCGATCGCAGACCTGCACTACGGCTCCATGCAGTTCAACATGAAACGCTGGGAGGACTTTGTAACTAAAATTTGCAACGAGGACGACAGTTACATAATACTCGCGGGGGATCTTATCGACAACGGCACCAAGTCCGCGCTCACGAACTGTTTCGACGAGACGTGCAGACCAGCCGAACAGAAACGCTGGGTAGCCGAGCAACTCAAGCCCATCGCCGACCGTGTTTTGTGTGCCGTGTCTGGCAATCACGAAGCCCGGAACAGAGACGTCGACGACCTGCCGCTTTACGACATTTGCGCAAAGCTGGACATAGAGGACAGGTTCAGGGAGAACGGGTGTTTTCTCGCGGTACGGATCGGAAGCGACAGGAAAAAGTGCTCCGTGTACAGACCAGCTTATTCCTTCTGCGTCACGCACGGCGCGGGAGGCGGAATGTACATAGGCTCGGCTCTTAATCGTAACGAGCGTTTCGTATCGGCTATGGACGGGATAGACGTACTTATAACCGGGCACACGCACAAGCCTGCGACGTTTGTGGGGAGCAAGCTGGTATTCGACCTGCAGAACAAAAGGGTGAGCACGAAACAGTTTTACTCTGTTGTCGCGTCAAGTTGGCTGAACTACGGCGGTTATGCTATGAAGAAAATGTACACGCCGACGGGTCAGACATTGACGGAAATTCACCTCAGCTCACACGGAAAAGATATAAGAGTCACTATGTGAGGATTATATATAGAGCGCGCTTTTTTTTCCTTTCTCGCGCTCTTTTTTTAAGCCCTTTTTAAAAAATGTCTCCACGAAGTCTCCACGCCCATTCACTGAAAAAGAATATATGCACATAAGTACTACGTTTTAGCGCATATTTATATACGTTTTTTAATTATATTCAATAGGCAGTAGGGTTCGATTCCTGTTGCCCCCACCATACAGAAAACGCGATTTTATTGTAATTTTATGCAAAAATATCGCGTTTTTTGTTGTTTCAAGGGGTATTTTTGGGCATTTTTGCTATACTGAACGTCACGAAAAATGAATAATTTTAATTTTTTACATTTTTGTTTAATTTATTTTAAGAAAATGTCACCACGAATGTCACCACGAACGGGCAACTGTGCCCATTTTAAACGGGCAACAAAAAACGGAGTTTTGAGCTCCGCTTTTTACTTGTAGTATTCGTTAATTTTGTCGAAGAAATTGTCGGTCTTGTCGCGCATAATATGCCCGTATACTTTTTCCACCATGTTCTCGGAAGCGTGCCCGAGAATGCCTGCTATATACTTGTTGGGAATGCCGAGCATTATCATGACCGAACAGGCGTAATGCCTGAGCTCGTGGAACGAGTAGTCCATTTTCAGAACCTTCTGTGCGCGGCGGTACCGGTTAACGATCTGGTTGCCTCGCAGGTTCACAACGTACGCGCTTTCCCGCGGAGCCCTGACCAGCTCGTCATATACGGCGTCGACCATTTTAAGCTCGCGGTTCCCGGACACTGTTTTCGGTTTCTTACTCTCGTATTCCTTGTCGGAGTTTATAACCTTCGCCTCCTCGATCCGAATAATACGCCTGTCAAAATCCACACACGACCATTTCAACCCGAGTATTTCCGACATGCGCAGTCCCTGATACGCCGCAAGCATTATCGGGAGTTTGACCTCGTTGCCGTCAACGTGCGCTATCAGAGCCTTCACCTCGTCCTCCGTAGGTATCTGGATCTCCGACGAGTCCCTCTGCGGCAGGCGGGTGTTTAAGACAAAGTCGGGACGGAAGAAACGGAACACCGCAGACAGAAAGCCGTGTATGTTTCGTATCGTTTTCGGTGACAGGTTCTTCGCCTCTTTGGAGATAGCCTTCTGCACGTCTGCCTGCGTTATGTCGTATATGTTGTACTTCTGTAGCGCGTGCAGGTACAGGCGCGGGTACGTTTTGTATTCGCGCACAGTGGAAGGGGAGAGCACCGGAGCCTTCGCCTCTATGTACTGAAGCATTGCGTCGGAGAGCAGAAGGTAGTCGTTCTCCTCCTGTTTGCTTTCGCGCCCGGAAATAAACTCCGCGGCGAGTATTCTTGCCTCCTTTGCCGTCTCGGCTGTAAAGGACTTGCTTTTCTTTATCCCGTCCTCCCGGTACCACACTCTTGCGCGGTAACTCCCGGAAGGCAGTTTTTCTATTTTTGCCATCAGATATACCTCGACGCGCATATCACGCAGGCATACAATAGAACAAACAAAAGGATTATGAAGACTATATTTCCCTTGCGGTTTTTATCCCAGCCAAACAGTTTAACTATTTTTTCAAATACCCCGAACGTGCCATATAATATTATGACTGTTCCGATTCCGCCAAGTATCTTTTTTATTATTTCCATATCCGTCGCCTTTATAATTTACTGCAGGTAGATGTCCTCTATATCCGGAGGGGTAATTCCCTTTAGGTCGAAATAGTAGTGCTCGGCGTATTCTATAACGTCGGCGGAGAACTGCGAGGCTTCAGCCAAAACATACGGGTTGAACGTGCATTCGCGACGGATCAGCTTTATGAGGATCTCAGGCTTGAGGAACCATTCGACCGTCTTGCGCTTTATACGTTCCTCCACTATCTCGCGCTCGCGTATCGTAGCCCGGACTGAGTAAAACAGATCCAGCTCGTGGTGAACGTACTCGTGCATTTTGGCGGCTACGCGTTCGTCTTCGCCGAGATAGGGGCAGAACGCCACGTACTTCTCGTCGCCTATCTTGAACGCGACAGCCTTCAGGTCGTCGGACGTACCCAGCCAGTCGATTACCTCTATATCCTTGTCCTTGAGCAGGTCGTCGAGGTGTTCCTCAAAAGAAATGCCGTTTTTGTCAAGTACGGTCAAGTCTCGTCATCCCTTCCAAACTGGAGGACGATAACCGCGCCGCTGTCGTCGTCCTCCCGGCGGACTTCCTTGACAAGCTCGTCACCGTACATAGCCGCCCAGTAGCAGGTGTCCTCGAGATAGCCGAGGAACAGGTTTTTCCCGTTGCGATCGGTAATGCGCACGTGCTCGCCCCAGTCTGCGAACCCGTCGCAGTAGTCTCCGAGCGTCATTGGCTCCTTTTCAAAATCAAATCCGTACATCATTTTCTTTTCTCCTTTTCTCTTTTTGCTTTAATGAATTCAACAAACTGCCTTACTTCCTCGAGCTCCTCGTCGGTAGCCGATTCGCCTCCGAACAGGGCGAACTTTATTTCTTCTGTTTTCTCCCGAGCGGCGGCTTGCAAGTCGACGCGCTGTTTGTCCGTGTCGTAGCCCCAGAGCCACATTTCCGAAACGTCAAGGGCAATTGCCATAAGATTTATTGCGTTAGATTTAGGCATGCACCTGTCATTAACATACCAGTTTATGGTAGATCTGTTGAGCCCTGTTTTATTTGCGAGGTCAATTTGCCGCATTCCTTTTTCCTTCATTGCCTCGCGCAGTCTCTCGCCGCACGTTGCAACCTTCTTCCAGTTATTCATATCTGTCTCCTTTTTAGTTTCTTTTTTCTGTCTCCTAAATATTATACCATAAAAAACCCCGTTTGTCAAGTTTTCCAAACAAAAATTTAAAAAAATAATTTTTTTTGAAAAAAACTATTGACAACCGCAAAAAAGGGTGCTATAATATTGTGCAGTTGGGAAAACTAAACAAAAATTTAAAACCCAAACCAAAGGAGACAGATAATGGAACTCAGACTTACAGACATGGAAAAACAGGTGCTTCACGACATCACGGAGGACGAATTTTACGAGAACGGGCTCGACAGCGTAATATGGGCTGACTGCTTCCTCGACACAACGTCGATACCCTCGAAGCAGGTAAGAGGCGTCCTGAGCTCACTTATTCAGAAGGGCATTCTGAAGCCTATGATAAAGAGTAGAGACGCGTGCATCAGCTTTACCGGTTACGGCAAACAGGTAATGGCAGCACTTGGGTATGATGATTAAGAAAGGAGGGGCGGAGAAATGAGTAGAACATACGGACTGCTACGCGAGAGAATAATACGCTCCGATTACGATTACGTTTCATTTGCGAAAGCCCTCGGAATGTCGAGGGCAACGCTCAGCGCGAAGCTGAATAGCAAAAGTGATTGGACGGTCGGAGAAATTGAAAAGATATGCGACGTGCTTCATATTGACTTAGAAGAAATTACGCGATATTTTTTTTACGAATAATGTTTAGAAATCAAAACAAAAAGTTAGAAACCAAAAGGAGACAGATAATGAAACTTGCAAAAGCACTTAAATTTATCGGCGGCGTAACGGTCGCCGCCGGAATCGTACTCGCTCTGGGCGAGTGGGAAACCGAGCCGCTCTACCACTACGTCGTGGCTATCGGCGTAGCCTTCATTGGCTACCTGCTGTTACGGATGGGTAAAGGCATAGAAAGGATCGAAAAGATATGATTACAGAGCTTAAGTACAAGGACAGAGCCGAGTGGCTCAAACTGAGACACGGGTACATAGGCGGCTCCGACGCAGGCGCGGTCGTAGGGCTCAACCCGTACAAAAGCGCGTACACGCTGTGGGCGGAAAAGACGGACGCGGTCAAGGAGTTCGAGGGGAGCCTCACGACAAAGGTCGGCACGTTCCTCGAGGAGTTCGTAGCCAAGCTGTTCGAGGAGGAAACCGGGAAGAAGGTAAGACGGAAAAACCGCATGCTCGTTAACGATAAATACCCGTGGGCTTGCGCGGATCTCGACAGGACAGTCGTCGGGGAAAACGCAATAGTCGAGATAAAGACGACGAACAGCTACGTAAATGTCCGCAAGTTCAGGGACGGCGAATATCCCGAACAGTGGTACGCGCAGATGGTTCATTATCTTGCAGTATCAGAAGCCGACAAGGCTTATCTCGCAGTCCTGAGCGAGTGCCGGGATTTCCACGTGTTCGAGCTGAGCAGGGACGAGGGAGAGATCGAAGCCTTGATGAAGGCGGAAAAGGAATTTTGGACTCACGTGGAAAGCAAGACTCCCGTAGCTCCCGACGGATCGGCGGACGCAGGGCAGACGATCGGCGCGGTTTATCCCGACAGCAACGGCGACACGGTGTCGCTCATGGGGTTCGAAAACGACCTCCGCCAGTACGTAGACATAGGCAGGCAGATTAAAGAGCTTGAGTCCATACGGGACGCGAGCGCAAACAGGATAAAGGCGTTCATGCAGGACGCAGGAAAGGGCGAGACTGACGGCTACAAAGTGAGCTGGACGACAGCCGAGCGCAGGACGTTCGACACCAAGCGGTTCGCTCTTGAACACGGGGACATAGACCTCGATAAGTATTATAAAACATCAACGGCACGAACATTTAAAGTTAGTGAGAGGAAAGCATGAACACAAAACATTTAGACTTAACCGGGCAGAGGTTCGGAAGACTTACTGTCGCGGGATTGCATCACGGTGACGGCAAAGGGGCTTATTATTGGACTTGCAAATGCGATTGCGGAGGCGAGTGCGTTGCGCTGACAAACAACCTGCGAAAAGGGAATACCATATCGTGCGGGTGCTTCAGGCTTGAACAATTGCGGGGAGCAATAAAAAAGCACGGGGAAGGCGGGACAAGGCTGTATCGGATATGGAAAGCAATACACACGCGGTGTTATAACTCAAAATTCCCGGGGTATAAATATTACGGCGGGCGCGGAATAACAGTCTGCGACGAGTGGAAAAGCAGTTTCATTCCGTTTAAGGAATGGGCGGAAGCGAACGGATATTCAGATAATCTTACGATAGACAGAATAGACGTAAACAAAGAATATTCACCGGACAATTGCCGGTGGGCAACAATGAAAGAACAAAATAAAAACAAGAGAGCCCCGAACGGGTTCAAAATAAAGGAGATTTAAAATGAACACTATTCAGAACAAAATGGCAACGAAGGACAACAAAACAAAAACAATGCAGGATTACGTCCGTTCGATGGAAAACGAAATCAAAAAGGCTTTACCATCAGTTATAACGCCTGAAAGATTTACCAGAATGACACTGTCGGCTCTATCAAACAATAAAGAACTGGCGGGTTGCGATCCAAAATCATTTTTGGGAGCCATGATGGCGGCGGCTCAGTTAGGGCTGGAGCCTAATACGCCTTTAGGACAAGCCTATATTATTCCCTATAACAAACAGGCTACCTTCCAATTGGGGTATCGCGGGATAATCGACCTTGCCTACAGAAGCGGAGAGGTCGAGGTCATACAGGCTCACGTAGTTTACAGCAACGACGAGTTCGAGTGCGAGTACGGACTGGAGCCCAAGCTGACGCACAAGCCTGCGGACGGCGACCGCGGAGATCCTGTAAAGGTGTACGCAATGTTCAAGACAAAGAGCGGCGGCTACGGCTTCGAGGTCATGACTATGGACGAGTGTAAGGAGCACGCAAAGAAATACAGCAAGGCGTACGGCTACGGCTCAAGTCCGTGGCAGACGAACTTTGAAGAAATGTGCAAAAAGACAGTCCTGAAAAAGGTTCTGAAATACGCGCCACTCAAGTCGGATTTCGCCCGCGGGATCTCGCAGGACGAGACAGTCAAGACGGAGATAAGCGAGGATATGTACAGCGTAAAGAACGAAACGATATATGAGGCAGAATACGAAGACAAGGAGACAGAAGGCAATGAGACAGAGACAGAAAGTGCTTAACTACATGTACGAGCACCCCGAAGGGATAACACAGATGGACGCGATCCGCGAGTACGGAATCACACGGCTGTGCGCGGTAATATTCGAGATTAAGAAACGCGGCGTACCGGTCGACACCGAGTACCAGAAGGTAACGAACAGAGACGGAGACGTCGTGAGCATAGCAAGGTACAGGTATGCACCGAAGACAGCGGGGGAGACAGTATGAACGTTGTATGTATCACAGGGCGGCTCGTGGCTAAACCCGAGCTCAGAACAACGCAGAACGGCGTCATGTTTGCGACCTTCTCGGTAGCCGTGAACAGGGAGAGAGAGAAGGATAAAGCGGACTTCTTCAACTGCACCGCGTGGAGGCAGAGCGCGGAGTACGTCACGCAGTACGGAAACAAGGGAACGCCGGTCGAACTGCACGGACAGCTTCAGACAAACAAGTACACCAACAAGGAAGGGAAGACCTTCACAAACTACGACATAGCCGTAGATGCGTTAAAATTGCGCAAGGTTGAACAAAACGCAGAAACGCACTCTAACACTGCGGAGAGCGAGAAAACGCAACAGAGCGCAAATTTCGCGCTTCCTGAGGCATACACCGATATAGGCGAAGGAGACTTACCCTTTTAAGAGGACGGGACAATGGAACTGAAATGGATTAAGTTATCGACGGATTTGTTTGAACACAGAAAGATTAAACTCATAGAGAGCATGCCGGGCGGGGACGCATACGTCCTCGTCTGGCTCAAGCTCCTGTGCCTCGCCGGAGAGCTCAACGACGGCGGCAGGATATACGTCACGGAGGACGTCCCGTACACCGACGCCATGCTGGGCAAATCGTTCGGTAAGCCGACTGCAACCGTACGAAAGGCTCTTGACGTTTTCAAAAAATTCTCCATGATAGACGAGGAAAACGGGCTCCGGATCTCGAACTGGGAAAAGTATCAGGGGACGGACAAGGCGGCGGAGATGCGTGAACAGGCACGCATTCGTAAACAAAATCAACGTGACAGAGAGCGTGACATGTCACGTGACAGTGATGTGACAAAACGTGACTGTCACGCAATAGAAGAAGAAAGAGAAGAAGAAAAAGAAATAGATATAGATCCTTCCCTCTCTGTCGAGAGTGAAGGAGCGCGCGCGGACACGCCCGCACCCGTGCGTGCCTACGGGATATACCAGAACGTGTTTTTGACGGAAAAGGATTTTAACGACCTTAAGAACCGATACCCCGACTATATCGTGAAGATCCAGAGGTTCTCGGAATACTTATACAAGCACCCGAACAAGCACTACGCCAATCACTACGGCACGATCCTTAAGTGGGCGGCACAGGACGAGGAGCGCGACAGGAAGGCGGAGGCTATGAGCAAAAAAGAACAGGACAACGGGCTGTATCACAGCTTTGATCCGGATGAGTTTATCGAGGCGGCAATGAAGCGGAGTGAAATAGAATTTGACGAGATGAAAAAGAGGCAGCTTGATTATGTGCGGAATCATCCTGAAGAAAAATTGAAAGAAATCAGAGAGTATAAGGGCGTGAACGATGTCAAATGTCTGTATAGGGACGAGATAGCCGTTTTGAAAGAGATGGGGTATGAAATATGACAAGTGGAGCGAAGATGAAATGACAATTAGATATGGCAATTTTGCATTTACTCCGCAATACTGCGATATATGCGGAAGAAAGTTTATCTTTGAAAGATACAGTACAAGGTATAAAGAAATAGGCATAGGACACGAAAGTTTTGAATTCCCGGTTTGTAAAAAATGTACGGAATCACTAAAGGATGAGGAGAAAACAGATGGACAAGAGCAACTGGCACAAGATGTGCCTTGAAAAGATACCGCACGGGGAAGAAGGACAGATCGACCTGAGCTGGGACGACGCCGTGACTTGGGCGAAGATACTTAACAAGCAGGGCTACGCCGTCCTGTTTACGGGCGGAGACATGCTGGATGATGTCAAGGTGAGCTGGCTATATGCCGGCGCCGAGGATAATCTCGATTTGGCGGACTATGACAATGTAACGTTCACGTCGCCTGACTATCTCGAGGGCTACCCCGACGCAATCAACGAGGAGTACGGAGAAGAGGAGAGCGAAGATGACCTGCCGATAAGACCGGAGGTGAGCGAGTGATGTTCGAGATTAACTACACAGGCTACAGCGCAGGCATATACGCGGACGTACAGCGTACGTACATGGTGCATTCCGATCTGAACGCGGTACAGGTGGAGGAGAAGGTACGCGAGTATTTGAAGGCACACCACGAGCCGACGAGGAACTACGGCGAATGGAGAGCTCAACAGCGGAGCGACCCCAGTGTTTACTACAGCGGGTACTACAGGCTGACGAAGTCGCTCGGCGACCGCTGGAGCGTCGAAACGATACAGCCGAGCACGGAATGAGATGAGCGAACTGAAAGAGAAAGTTAAAAGGTCGATCGGCATCATAAAATCGTTTGAGCCTGATGAAGGATACTACGTCATATCTAACCCGCCGTATTCACTACGAATGGGGCGTTCCGTTCGCCATGCTGTTTAACACGTCGGGACTGTTCGACAGCAAGAACCGAACAACGCTTGCAATGGCAGGGGGGTGGAAATCATGTACATTAACGTGCTCGACGAAAAGATAAAGTTTGCGCTTACAAGGAGGGACCATGAGAGTTCTTGTGGCATGTGAAGAAAGTCAGCGAGTGTGTTCGGCGTTCCGTGAAAAGGGACACGAGGCGTATTCCTGCGACATTATAGAACCGAGCGGAGGGCATCCCGAATGGCACATACACGGAGATGTTATTCCGGTTCTGATGGGGGGGGGCGTGGTAACAATGGACGGCAAATCCCACGATATTGGGAAATGGGACATGATGATAGCACATCCGCCATGCACATATATATCTAATGCGGGTGCAAGATTTCTTTATCCAAATCATGTTCTTAATGAAGAAAGACTTCGCAAAGGTATTGCAGCTACACATTTTTTCATTAGATTGCTATATGCAGATATTGACAAGATTTGTGTTGAAAACCCTACACCGTCATCGGTGTATATGCTGCCCAAGCCAACACAGACGATTCAGCCGTGGATGTTCGGGCATCCTGTACAGAAACGGACTTGTCTGTGGTTAAAAGGGTTGCCGGAATTGACACCGACGCAAGTGTGTGACGAACGAGAGAGCAGCAGAACCGCGGGGAATTGGTTTAACTGTGGGGGGAAAGACCGTCAAGCAAACCGCGCAAAAACATTTGTCGGAATTGCCAAAGCAATGGCTGAGCAATGGGGTTGAAAGGGGTCAAGTGATGAAAGTAAAGGACGTAGAGATTAAAAGCGCAACGCCGGGAGAGATTCCGTTTATCCTCACGAAGGACAGGAAGTGCGTATCGTACAATCTGCACAACGTACACACGGGCTTCGAGGACTGCGAGATTAAGTCGCTGAAGGTAGAGGAGCACATGGGAACGGCGTGGGTCTGGGCAGAACTGGAGGCAGTACCCGATGACGTGGACTGAAGTAAAGAAACGGGACAACAGCGGCTGGGCACACACGTACGTTATGTACCGGTGCTCGGTCTGCGACAGGCTGAGCGAGCGTCCGTTCTGGAAGTGCTTCAAATGCGGAGCACGGGAGGAGAAAAGGCATGGACAGGCAGGGCATACGGCTGAGCTCAATTGACGCGCCCTGCAAGGGCTGTGCGGACAGATTCGTCGGGTGTCACGGGGTCTGCGAGAAGTTCGCGCAATACAACGAGCTGAAGAAGGCGGAGTACGCACAGAGGTATCTGAGGAATTTAGAAACAGCAGACCGCGAGGACGCGACACGCGGGGAAAGGATCGAGAAATGGCAGAGACGAAACAAGACGAAAAGATGATTCAGGGGCGACCGGAGGGGTTGCTCAGCAACTTAAGACCGAACTACAAGAGCAAGTCGGCTGTGTGTCCGTTCTTCTCGTTTACTGTGCGGGACTCGGTAGGCTGTGAGGGAGTGCTCGAGGACGTGCACAAGACAATAATCATGTTTACGTCGGTCGACAAGCGGGACATGTTCATGGGGTGTTTCTGTAGCAACATGGACGGCTACGAGGGCTGTCCCGTGTATGAAGCTATTTACAAGAAGTACAAGGAGGAGTGACAGGCTATGGATATAACGATTATACTTATAATATTGGCTATTATGG